TCAACTCTGTTCGTGTATCATAAAGCAAAGGAACAAGCAAAATGGCTGACTCAAAAATCAGTGCCCTCCCGGCAAGTACCACGCCCCTAGCGGGCACGGAGGTCTTGCCGATTGTCCAGAGCTCGACCACCAAGCAAGTCTCGGTGGCCAACCTGACTGCTGGGCGGGCGGTGAGTGCGTTGAGCCTCACCTCGACCACAACCCTTGGTGTAACAGGCGTCTCGACACTGACTGGCGGCGCAGTGATCCAAGGCCTGACCGTTGGGAAGGGGGCTAATGCTGTTGCTGGGAATACTGCGGTTGGTAATGGGGCGTTGGCTAGTGGTAGTTTAAGTGGGGGGTACAACGTAGCAGTTGGATCTTACGCATTATTTGTAAACGCTGCGGGGTTAAATAATACAGCTATTGGTGGTGGCTCCCTTCAAGCAAACATTGCTGGCAATAACAATGTTGGAATTGGGCTTAACTCCTTATATAGTAATACCGGTTCAAATAATATAGCCATAGGGACTTACGCAGGCCCTAGCTTAACCACAGGCAGCAACAACACAATCATAGGATCAGTTGCCGGGACTGCTGGCCTTAGCGATACTGTGATTATTGCTGCGGGTAGTGCTGAGCGGATGCGGATTGATAGCTCGGGGGTCATCTCCTACACGGGCTCTTTGACGGTATCTGCATACACCGAAACCATAGTAGCCAGTGGCACAGTGGGAGCCTCAGCAACCCTGGCGATCACTGCCGGTACTGTACTGACTGCCACGCTGACTTCTGCTACGGCATGCACGTTCACCATGCCCACGGCCACAGCGGGTAAGTCATTCATCTTGCTGCTCAAGCAACCAGCATCTGGCACTGCCACCACGGCAACATTCACTGGCGTGAAGTTTAATGCCTCCGGCGCACCAACCATCACAGCCACCGTGGGCAAGATGGACATTCTGACGTTTGTTGCTGACGGCACAAACTGGTACGGCTCATATTCACAAGGGTACACACCATGACCGATTACATCTGGAGCATTTCCAACCTAGAGCGGCTTACTGCGGATGGGTTTGTCATTCAGGCTACGTTTGGTTGCTCGGCCAGTGACGGTGTGAACACCACAGGCATGACCAGCGCAGCTTGCTGGACTCAAGACCCTGACAAGCCGATCATCCCCTACGAAGACCTGACCGAAGAGATCGTGCTGGGCTGGATCAAGGAAGCCGCGCCCGACACCGAGGCCAATCTGCAAGTCACGCTTGATCTGTTGGCGGCTCCTACTCAGGCTGCTGGAATGCCTTGGGGGGCATAATGTTTGCAGCACTGAACTCGTTCCTGACAGGCGGCGTCTCCGAAGCCAAAGACCCCTACTGGGCCAACGTCTCCATGCTCCTGCACGGTGATGGGACCAACGCCGCCCAGAACAACACGTTCCTAGACGGTAGCACCAACAACTTCACCGTCACCCGCAACGGTAACACGACCCAAGGCTCGTTCAATCCGTTCGTCTCTACCTACCCCTACGTTGTTGCTACTAACGGTGGGTCTGGGTACTTTGATGGGACGGGGGATTATCTTACTGTTCCTGATAGTACGGCGTTTACGTTGGGGACTAATGACTTTACTATTGAGTGCTGGGTAAACTTTACTACGCTAGCAAATTCGCCTGTATTTTCTGCGCAAATGAATTCTGCGGCTAGTGTGCTGTCATTTAGTTTTACAATGAATACAACAGGCAGACTTACTACTGCTGTACAAGACTCTAGTTCCGCGTATAAAACTATAAACAGCACGGTTGGAGCTATATTAATTGACACTTGGTATCATGTTGCGTTAGTTAGGGATGGCAACACAAATAGGCAGTATATCAATGGGGTTCAAACAGGAAGTGTAAGTGTTACTGGGTTCACAGTAAGGGACTCCACAGACGTTTTAGGAATTGGTTGTGGCGGCGCGTATAACGCATCCCAACTTATGACAGGTTACATCTCCAACTTCCGTCTAGTCAACGGCACCTGCCTCTACCCCAGCGGTACGACGTTCACTCCCCCCACAGCGCCACTGACCGCAGTCACGAACACTTCGCTTCTGCTGGGCATGAGCAACGGGGCGATCTACGACAACGCCATGCTCAATAACCTTGAGACGGTGGCTAATGCGCAGATCAGTACTAGTGTGTTCAAGTACGGTACGGGGTCTGTAGCACTTAACGGAACTACGGATTACCTAAACACAAGCCCAGCCAACCAAGCCGCATTTGCTTTTGGGTCTGGTGACTTCACTATTGAGATGTGGGTTTATACCACTAGCGTAGCTGGAGCTTCAACACTGTATGGGTCATATCCAAATGCGGTAAATGGGTTTTACCCATCAATATTTTTACTATTTGGACAGGTATTGTTTACCACAAACGGAATAGCTGTAATTTCTGGAGCAACGTTAAGCACAAACACTTGGTATCACGTTGCAGTTGCAAGAAGCGGCACTAGCACAAAAATGTTCCTTAATGGGACACAAACTGGCTCAACGTACACCGATTCAAATGTGTACCTAAACGCAAGTCTTAGGCCTTTTATTGGCATGGATTCATACAATCCAGGCACAAACTTCTTCCCAGGCTACATAGACGACCTACGAGTCACCAAGGGCATAGCCCGGTACACGACCACGTTCACCCCGCCGACTGCTGCGTTCCCGAACTCTGGTCCGTGATGGGAATGCCCTCGCTCCCGCAAGATAAGGCCAACCACGCCATCTACGGCGCGATCATCTTCTTGCTGGCGCTGGCCATCCTACGCCGCCCTGACGTAGCCTACGGCCTCGTGGTGGCCGCAGCAGTGGGCAAGGAGGTGCTTGACTGGCTCTCCAACCAGCGAGCCATCAGGGCCGGCCTAACACCCACCCATGGCGTAGAATGGTTTGATGCCCTAGCAACCTGCGCCGGGGGCGCCGTGCCACTCCTTGCTAGGATGATCTGATGGATTCGCAACACCTGATCGACATTGGCCTGGCTACCGCTTGCGCCGTCACCGGGTGGTTCGCTAGGGAGTTGTGGTCAGCGGTCAAAGAATTGAAGTCCGACCTGACCCGCCTATCGGTCGAGCTACCCAAGACCTACGTCACCCGCGACGATTACCGCTCGGACCTGAAAGAGATACGCGACCTGCTGGGGCGGATATTTGACAAGCTCGACGGCAAAGTCGACAGGTCATAGCAACGCCGAGATACCCACGGTCACCATCTCGCTGCGCAGCTTGCTAGGGTTGGTCTTCGCCATCACCCGCAACGCCACGGCGGCGAACGTCTCGATCCCGGCCCAGGCATCCTCTAAATAGGGGTCATTGATCGCCAGGATGTGCGCTCGGATCGTCAGGACGTCAGCCATGTAGGCTTCGCGGATCGCGTCTATCGCCGCTTTGGTGGGTCGCATGGGAACTCCGCTAGTTGCCACACGCTGTTGGGCGCATGAAGTTTGAATGGCTTGGCCACCCGACGCGGCGCCAGTTCAGATGCGGCCTGGCGGGCGGCGAGCCTCGCCGTTCTGCGGTCTCGGCAGGCTTTGTGCTGCAACTTGCGCTTGGTCCATCGACCGGCGTCTAGCTCTGCCGCTCGCTCAGGCGATGCCCATCGAGCAGTAACGCCGGAGCCAGCCACGCCCAGCAGTCGCGCCTTGCGGGCGAAGCACAGAATCTTGCGGGTCTTGTCTAGCGAGATCGCCATGCGCAGGTGCATGTCAACCGTGCTCACGCCGTTGGGGTACTCGCGTACCAGATTGGATGCCAGGTGCATCAGCAGCTCGGTGTCAGGGTGCATCATACACACTGCGCCACATATTCTAAGTACCACGCCGCTTTTTCCAGAGATTCGGTGCCGCCCTTGTGCCGTTCCCTCCAGATGTATTTGAGCGCGTTGCCTTTGCAGTAGCCACGGAACTCTTCCTCGGTCAGCGCAGACTGGATCGCTTCGATGCACTCAATTTTGCCTTGCTTGTAGTGTGGTGGGTTGTTTACGTTATCCTGCACCTCTTTGGTGTATCCGCCGTCGGAATCAGTGGTGTACAGCGGTGGTGGTGCAGCTTGTTTGTATGTCATTTTCCGTCGTCCGTCATTGAGTTGATGTGTCTAAGGGCGCAGTCGTAGTGCTTGGGGCCGTAGCTCCAGCAGTCGGGGCCGTGCGTGCCAATGTGGCCGTCTCTGGCGTCTTGGTACTTGAGTTCGCGCTTGAGGCGCTCGTTCTCTGCTAGGGCATCGCCTAACAGTAGGTCTAGGTTTCTTTCGGTTTCAGTCATGTGTTCTTCTCGCGTAGTTTTGCTTCTGCTTCTCTAATAAACTTCACAACATCACTCCTAAAAGCAATCACATCCTTTGTGAGTTCATGTACATCAGCATCTGTCAGCCCCTGCCATTCAAACGGCTTTGCATAAAGTGGTCTGTCATCTTCGCTGGTTTTATGGTTCCAGATCGTACCGCCCACGGCTTGCCAAGCGTAAGGTTCATTCATTTCTTGCCCTTTGCCAGCGCATCAAGCTCCATCCCGAAATGGTTCATTATTAACAGCTTCACGTTGCCGGTATAGCCGGTGCTCAACTCGGCGCACTCCCGGATAATCAAATCAGAGAATCGCTCAATGCCGGCGTAGTCAGTCGAGAAGTCCTCCCGCCCTCGGTGGTCTACCGTAACGTCGAAGCAGCCTTCCATAAATATTCTTATTCGTTCGTTCATTTCTTCAATGCTCCAGCTATAGCAGGCACAATCTTCTCAACGCTGCGCCCAACAACGTAGCCGCCAAGACCGAACTCCACGATGCTCCAGAGTTTCAGAATCTCTGCTTCTGTGATGTTGGGCGCAGACCAGCCCAGCCAACGGGCAACAATCAACCCGCCGAAGGTCAACATCAGGACTGGTCGCCAGGCCGCCACAATCCAATGCTCTGACTGCGCCTCGGCCTTGACGATCTCAACCTGGCCGGCGTAAATGGCCAGTGCCATTTGCACCTTCTGGCGCTCGGACTCACCAGCATCGGGCCATATCTTGTCGATGATCGTCTTGCCTGCGTCCAGCGCAGCGGTGAGTGGATCTAGTGCCATTCGCCCGTCTCCATCTGCTTGGCCATGCGGGCCGCCCGACCAAAGGTCTGCTTGGCCCAGGCGCTGTCCAGCATCTCGGCGGCGGCCTCGTTGTAGTGGCCGTCCTCGATGCTGCCCAGCGTCCGTTTGAACTGAAGCAAACCCTTCAAGCCCATCTGAAAGGCCATGCCAATGAGCACGGCCTGGCGGGCATCGTTGAGTTTCTCCATCCACGGTAGAGCAGCCAGCACCGCCTCGTAATTGCGTTTGATGTCGTTTTCAAGAAGAAAGTCAATCTCATCGTTTGACAACCCGCCGCCCTTGCGCGAGTCAATCAGCCGGCCCACGCCGATGGTCCAGAACCCTAGCGAGTCTTGATAGGCGCAGGACTCGGCGCCTTCTTCCCTCAGTAGTTGGGTTTTCAAGTCCACAGCGTCACTCCCCACACCAGTGCCAAAGCGCAAAGAACGCAGACGGCGGCGCGGTTAACCCAACTCCACCGGTTTCTGTAGTGGACGATGGAGCAGCCGTAATCGGCCCCACTGTTGAACGCTTGGTCGAGCGTCCGGGGAAAACGACGGGTCGTTCCTCCGTTGAGAATC